AATTTTCCGAAAGAGATAAGAGACATACAAATAACACCCTTCTTGCTCTCCCACGACTCACCTTGCTACGGTTTTGATTTGACCTATAAAGATTTCAAGTTGACCTACATACCTGATACCGGATGCATCTCTGAGGATGCCGCAAAAGCTCTGTTTAATCTTAAGGGTATAGAAAACCATGTCATAATTATTGAATGCAATTATGACCTAAAGATGCTCACTGAGGGACGATACGAATCAGGGCTAAAAGAACGCATTTTTTCTAATGAGGGGCATATGGATAATATTGAATCGGCCAGGATTTTAAAAGAAGTCTGGAATGACAAACTGCGGCTTGTGTTGCCATTCCATTTGTCTACGGAAAATAATAACCCTGATTTAGTCGAGTATGAAATCAGGAAAGCTGTTGGACATGGGGTTGATGTAGTTTGCACAAATCAGGGAATACCTACTAAAGTTTTTTATTTTATATAGCCGTTTCTAAAAGGGTATGTCTGAATCGTCAAAATGGTCAAAATTAATTTCTTTAATTTTTGGCCATTTTTCATTATGATCAAGTAATATTTTTGTTGGTTTTGCTATATCACCACAATCAGAAGCAACCATAAATTCGTCAATATTTTCTGGAAAAGGCGCATCTGTAAATTGTGCCCAAGTTGATTTTGCTTTTTCAACTGCATAACCTTCATAGAAATCAGGCATACAGAGCCAAACATTTACGAAAGGGTCTCCATATCCACTGTATATATCTTGAGCGCCAGCATCATAAAATAAAGATATCTTTCCAAGCTTATTCTTGTTTTGTTTTGATATATGAATACTTGCTTTAATATCATATACGTCATGCCAAGTTGGAGGTATATCCGGAAAAAGCTTTTCTGGTTCTTTTTTTTGAAATAATATTTTTTTCAATTCTGGCATTTGTTTTGCAATAATTTTTTCATTTTCTTCAACAGTCCATTCGAAGCCACATTTAGGGCATATTCTAACAATAATATGAACTTTTTCATCACATTCAGGACAATATTTTTCATTTTTCTTTTTGCCCTGCTCACTGGCTGTCTTGGGAATAATTACTTTCATATTATCAAGATCAGTACCGAACTTTTTTGTGTTGGTCGTTAGGTCAACCAAAAGAGCTTTTTTTTTCCCTTCTGACGTCCGTAACACACGCCCTATTGCTTGTAAAAATAAACCTGTTGATTCGGTAGGTCTGACCATTATTAAGCAATCGAGTGGTGGAAAATCAAAACCTTCAACAAGAATATTAACACTTGTTATGATTCTTTTCCTTCCATTTTTCCATGCTGCCATATTTGCCGCGCGTTCAATTGCTGTTAATTTTGAATGAACAGTTGTTGCTTGATCTGGAAAAACTTCATTAATTGCATCTTTTAATCGTTCTGCATGGTCTATGGTACATGCAAACACGCAGATATGTTTATACTCCTCGGTATACTCTTTGATAGCTTGGACAGCAGTCCCTATGTGAATAGGTTTAGTCATAACCATGCCGAGCTGTTCAAGGGCATAATCTCCGTTCTTATCTACGCCTTCAAGATCAGTTATTAATTGATTTTCGAATGCTACTTGGCCTATCAAAGGCATAAGATAATTAGGTTTAGAATCCCGTAGTTCTGCATATGTTATTTTGTGATTGATTTTTGAAAATAAATTTATAGTCCCAGGTTTACATCTATCGCCATAAATGTAACCCGAATTTAAACGGTGAGGCGTAGAAGTACATCCAAAAATCCGCATATTTGGTGTTTTAGCTCGTAACATGTCAATTACCTGATCATATTGTGAGCCTGTGCCTATCTGGATTAAATGCGCCTCATCTATTATCAGTAAATCACAACCATAGTAAAAATCTACATGATTGATAAATGTTTGGATTGACCCAATAGTTACACGTTTATTTATCTCTTTCCTATTCAACGCCGCGCAACAAATGCTAATATTACTTGCAGGAATATTAGTTTGTTCTATAAATGTTTTATAGGTTTGTTGAATAAGTTCTTGCTTGTGCATTAATAATAAAAACTGTTTATTAGATATATTATAATATCTTTCTATTAATCTACAGAACATTAATGTTTTCCCGCAACCAACGATGCCATGTAGAAGTACGTTCTTTTGTGTTTTTAGATCATTGCTGATTACAGTCAATGCTTTTTTTTGATAAGGTCTTAAACTAAATGCCATACTTTTTTTTCTCCAAAAATAAAACATGAGCAGTCATTCACGCACTGCTCATGTTTTAAAAAATTAAACTTACCACGGCTCATCATCTGTTGCAGGTTGATTAGATGCTTCAGGTATAAAATTTGGCTGTTCAAGAGATGCTTCAGCCACAAAATCAGATGGCACAGGATTATAGGCTGTGATTTTGTTAACATTTTTTGTTTTGTCTTTGTAATAAGGCACCACCGTAACAGTTCCAAGAATCGGTTTACCAAATGTTTGTGTGCTGTCAGGTGGTGGAAAAGGAACGCCTGCAATTCGACATATTCGTTTATATTGCCCCTGGCCTATTTTTTCTGCTTCAGGATGATTTTTATTTTTAAGATTAATCCAATCCTTTAGAATTGTATCTGAATATTGCCCATCTACAATTTGCAATACCAATTCAATTCCCTTCCCATTGTTATCACTCGTGGCCCTGACGTCATCTTTAACAATGACAAATTTATATTTACCTTTAGGGATTAATGTTATTCCTCCTGTACCGGTGCCATTGTCTTCTTGAACGTCTGCATCTAAATCCAAATCACTCAAATTACTCATTTGTTTTTTCCTTTCCTTTTATAAGTTTTAAAAAATCGGTAAATCCAGTTCCTTCTGGAAATGGTATTTCGTAGGGAATTTTTTTATATCTACATTTAGCAGAAAAAGCAGGTCGTGGCTTCGTAAAAATTGCTCGCTCATCTGAACCCACAACTTTAGCTTTCAACGCGCCTTTTTCTTTTGTAACATATGCTTTATGGTTAAGAAAAAGAACAGCATCACAAAATTCTTCATATTTTTTTGCCGCTTTTTTGTGAAGTTTTATGATGTACTGATCCCAATTTTCTCCCTCTGGATTATTAAAAGTTTTAATTTCGTTATGAGCCAGAAGAATAATTGCCATTTTTCGTTCTCTACGTAATTTTGTCAAACCTCTTATCATTTTTTCATGATAATTCATGGCAAAATCAAAACCTTTTTGATATCCAATTTCAGATATATTATTGACTTCTTTTTCTTCGCATATTTTTTCCCAAACAAGAGCCTCAAACCAATCAAGAGTATCTATAACACATGTTTTATAGCTATGTTCATCAGAAATAAGCATAGCCATAAACTTAAAAACATCATTGATTGAATGTGCAAGTGGGAACCGTGGGGCATCAATTTCACTCAAACCATCTTCAGTTTGGATAAAAATAGGCGATGGTGAATTTGCGGCCCAGCTTGATTTCCCAAGACCGTGTTTTGAATGCAATAATATCCGAGGTGGTTCTTTTTTTGCATTTGTTGTAATTAAATCATTTAAACTCATTATTATTACCCCCCATTAAATGATGAACAAACAATAGAATTTTCTGGTATTCCGATATCTGCTGTTCCAATAAAATCAACATCAACATTATCAGGCGAAGCCCAAGACTCTATTGATCCTGGGCTGATAAGCCGAGCAGCTTCCCGGGTTGCAGCACAAACCACTGCGGAATCATACGTATCATAGTCATTGTTTACTGATTGTGAAATTAAGTATAAATTCATATCATTTCCTCCTTTTAAACAATTAAAATTAAGTTTAAAAACCCTACCGACTTACGAAAGAATCAACTTTCTGCTCAAGTTTTGAATGGATTATATGTCATAGAAAAACTAAATGCAACAATTATTTGTTGACTATATAATTTTTTTTTAGTAGTTTTGTATCAAAATTAATTACAGGAGGTTACAAAAATGAGAATCGACACACGAAGAATTAAGATCAGATTGGCTGAATTAGAAATGAATCAATCTGATTTAGCTGTAAAGATGGGAGCGACAAGGGCAAATGTTTCGAGATATATTAGGGGTCAAATATCTACCTTCCGAACACTTGAGCGGTTGGCTAAATTTATTGATATTAATCCTATTGAATTGTTGATTGAGGATTAATAATGATAAACAGTGCGCTTGAACTTCTTGAATTAGGCTTATCTGTGGTTCCTCTGCAAAAAAATAAAAAAATACCACCTGCTGGATGTACGTGGAAGGAACAGCAGAAAGATTTACCCTCAGAAGATTTGATAGAAAAACGGTTTAAACAATATCCTGATAGCGATCTTGGAGTAATAACTGGTAAAGTTTCCGGAATCGTTGTTGTTGATAGTGATAGCGCTGAAGCCTGTGCCTGGATTGAAAAACAATTCCCTACAACATGGTTGACAGTTAGTAATAATGGCCGGGGTAAGCATTATTATTTTAAATACCCAAAACAGGGTTTTGTTGGTTCAAGTGGAAGTATTGTGTATGAGAATGTTGATATCAGGGGTGAAAAAGGTCTGATTGTAGTTCCTCCATCAGAACATAAGTCCGGGAATCTTTATCAATGGAATATTGCAGAAGGGTTCTCTCTTGAGAATCTTGAAGATTTGCCTGAATATCCTGCTAAATATATTGAGACAAAAAAAGAATATAAAGAAAAATTTGAAACTGAATATGTTCCTGGTGAATTAAAAAATATTGCAGAACAGTGCGCCTGGATGCGACACTGTAGAGAAGACGCGGATAAAATAAGTTATGATGAATGGTTATGGATGTTATCTATTGTCAGCAGATGCAAAGATGGTAAAAAGAAATGTCACTGGTTATCTAAATTAAGCAGTAAATATAATTATAACTATACAGTTATAAAAATTAATGAAGTATTAAAAAATATGGGTGCGGTATCCTGTCGAACTATATCAAAAAAATTTGAAGGCTGTTTTGAATGCAAAAATCTTATTAAAGCTAAAGGGTTTTCTCCTGTTATTTTATCTTCTGAAGATATAATAGAAGACGAAACACAACGGATTACAATAGAAGATATTAAAAGCCAAAAAATCAATAATCTTACATTGGAGATACCTGAAAAAATTTTATATCCAGGGGGGCTTATCTCAATAGGTATGAATGCACTTAATTCGTCTGAGTCTCCAAACATTCCGCAATATTCTTTTCCTATTGTTATTTCTATTATTTCACGAGCTTTGATGGGGAAAGTTACATACGGCGGAGTTTGGCCTAATTTCTATATGATCAAAGTAGGAGGAACATCAACAGGCAAAACAGATGCTGACAAAATAATGCGAAGAGCTATTTGCAGTGATCTTGATTTTGAATCTTTTTATGGCCCTGACGATTTTTCTTCTGGACCCGGATTGTTGCGAGGTTTAGAAGAACAGCCTCAGACTTTAATTAATCTGGATGAAATATCATATTTATTCAAACGATTTGATAATCATGATCCAGTGACAGCCGGTAAAATAGAAATATTATTACAATTATTTACAAATGCAGGTTTAACATATAAAAAGCCATATGGTGATGCAAAAAAATCAATAATACTTAACCAGCCATGCTTATCTTTAATCGGCAATGCTACAACAAGCATATTTGATGATATACGTCCTGAAGATTTTATCAGCGGCTTAATCCAGCGCTTTACGTTTTGGTGTTACGACGGGCCTATTCCTAGGCGTGAACCATATATAGGCGGATATAATGCAGATATGATAAAATTTTTAAATGAAATTAAAAAAATATATAAAGAGTTTGATAAATCAGATAAAAAAAAAGAAAGTGTCTCTGATATCATTGGCGGCGCAATTGAAATGACTACTGAAAAAGACGCTTATAATCAATTATTAGAATTTTCAAAACATATTACAGATTATGCGAACAAAGAAGATGATCAGGGTAAAGTTGGTATTATCAGCCGGAAATATTATGAAGCTATTAAATATGCTATGGTTTATTCTGCTGGTTCAGGTTATAAAATTACTGGCAAGGCTATTGATTATGGAATTATTATTGCAAATTTAGTCGGTGATTGGAAATTGAATATATTATCAAGCAAAGTCCGGGAGGGTATTTTTCATAGAGATTGTGAAATTTTTAAAGAGGGAATTATTGCGGTTTTAAAAATAGGAAAAAAACCGACTGGTAAATTAATTGCAAATCGCAGACCTCGTATAAAAGAATTAAAACCGCATGAATTTAAAAATGTAACAACTGCTTTAGCTGCTCGAAAAGAAATCGAAATTGATGACTCCGGGCAAAGTACAAAGTATTTTTTATTAAAAGACTAAAATAATACTTGTATTTTTTTTTAATTTATATGTAGAGTATTCCCACCATGCAAACATTATTTCTCACATCTTCAAATACCTCAAAGTACAAAAAGTACAAAAAAAGTACAGAGCTCTCTGTACCTCTAAACGCCCATTTTTCCCGGCACTCACGAAGAAAGTACAGAATAACAACGACTTCATAGAGAATAAATAATCTTATATGGGGTGTAACTGGACTGTAATTCTGTAACAAATATTGTTATTATATATAATATATTATTATTATTATAAAAAATGATTATAAAAAGTTACAAAACTCTCTGTACTTTTTCTGTACCTTCTGTACCTTTTTATTTTTAGTATATTTTCACATTTTTAACCTATTGATATAATTTATTTTTTTTTGTTTAAAATTATAGTCCGGTGAAATCATTAGGTTTTTTAATTTGATGATAATCCTTGCAATATTAATTTTATAGTTATATAAATAATAAACTTTAAACAGGAGATAGTGATGAAAAAAATTAATTGGTTAATTCAAATTGATGAAAAGTTAAAAAAGGAAATTAAAAGCTTGTGCGCCCTGCGTGGTGTTAAATTAAGTAATGCTGTAGAAGGAGCTTTACACGACTGGTTAAAACGGCAAAAAAACAAGCAAGGCGGGGTATAGGTTGGGCGATCTTTTTTTTTGAAGGTCAGTATAAGCGTAAATTATTTTAATTGATTTTAGGGGGGTATAAGGTTGAATAAAAAAATAAAAAACGATATTGGCGATACGATAGTTGAGTTGAGTCAAAAATTTGATAACGAGCTTATGCAGGATACAAAAGAGGAGCTCGAACGGCATTGGCATTTTGAGTGGCAGGATATTGATACTTTAGAGGAAAATATTTATAATTTTTATAAAATGTTGAAACTTTACGGCAATTTTTGTCGCAGGTGGGAAGAGAATAAAAACGGGTCAACGTGTGTGGTGGAGCGTGTGAGGGATGAATATTTATCCCCCAAAATTATTGAGTTTGCGAACCAGATAAGAATGAGGGCAATGTGGATATAAATATGGGAAAAGGTTTAGCTTCAATAGGTGTGTGTTGTTTAGGTGCAGTTGCTATGTATCTTCTGGATGACTTTAAACATATAGGATTAATATTACCCATCATAGGAGTTGTTTTAATCTGGGTTTCATAATGTAGGAGAAAGGGAGGGTTAATGATGAATTTTATAGAAATTGCAGCAAGGGGAAAATTAAAACAAGTCCCAGAGTGGAGTATATACCGGTGGGAGAGAATTAATAATGATTTTATTGTAGAGGGGGCGGTTGATGGCTTTTTTGAAGCCACTGGGGGCAATGGAGATTCGGTATTAAGCAAACCTCCCTTAGAGAAATGTGTTGTCACGAAGCAGGAAGTTGATAAAGAGAAAATAAAGTTTGAGAAAAAAAGTGGGTTGTGTTCTGAATGTATTGGCCAGGGGCAGGTACTTGCAGGGTGGGACAATAAAATAGGAAACACGTATAAGGCTTGTCTAAAGTGTTGTGGGACAGGTTTTGCGGTAAAAGAAAAGGATAAAACCATGGGAGAAAAATAGATATTTGAAAATAGTCCAGAGGCTGCGGAATATAAGGAAAATATAAAAGGCTGGGTATCCCGGACTGGCCGATTCTGGGGTGAAGATGAGCATATAGCCAGGTGGGAAGGTTCCACTCATATTAAAGTTATGGATTTTATAATTTGCGATCAAATGGAATGGCGCGAATTAGAAGAAGATTTTTTTGAAGATTCTTTGCCGGAAGATGTCGAAAACGAAGAATTGCTTGAACTCATAAAAGATTTTAATTTGCAATTAATGGAAATCCCGACAAATTGTTGGGCGCCTGGAATGTATCGGGCGATTCTGAAGGAGGGATAATATGCTAACAGAAAAAGAACAAGAAAAGCTGGATGATTTCTTCCGTGATGGTGCAGAGGATATCGAAATAGAGCCTGAGTATTGGGTGCATGGAGAGTATGAAGGACAGTCTTTTTGTTACGACTGTTGTATGAAGAAGGTTGCGTGGTTTCAGGCAGGAGACCTTGAAAATGCAGATGAATATTGTATTGATGGAGGATGTGGGAATAGCGAGGGTGATTCAATTCCTTATTGTGAAACCTGTGGGAAATTATTAGGGAATACGTTGACGGATTATGGATGTGAAGAGGAAGTCAATAATTTTTTAGAGTGTGGCTTTAGGATCAAAAGCCCGGAAGACTGCTATGCTATGGAGAGGGTGATTGGTAGTCGTGGCTGGGAGATATGGGAGGAAAGGACATATAGAAATAAAGATGACAAGGAAAGGGATATTAAATATTACGAAAAGCTTGAAATATTATGCAAGAGGATTTTAAATGATATTGAAAAAAATGGATAAAAGTTTCGATTGGGTTTTTGGCAGACTAATAATATTATTTTTTGTTTTTTTATTAGGTATCGGGTGGGGGTATTTTTGGTGTTACAGGGCACTGAATGGGGGATGAAGACATGGCAACATCAATGCAGCGTACCCTGGCAGATTTGAAAAAATATAATATACCGTATTGGATTGTAGAAAATTATAATCATTTTACAAAAAAACGAACAGATATGTTTAACATTTTTGACGTTTTGGCTTTAGATAACGGTTTTGTCGGAATTCAGATTTGTGGGACAGACATAGAGCCGCATAAAGAAAAAATTTTGAAGGAGCATGCTAAAAATACAACTATATGGCTGGAAAATGGTGGCAGGGTTGAGGTATGGGCGTGGCGAAAATTGAAAAAATTAAAAAAAAATGGGAAAAAGGGTAAGCAATCGATTTGGGTAGCACGTATTGTTGACGTATTACTGGTAAATAATGAATTATATTGGGAGGAAAGGACATTATGACTAAAATAGAATTAGCGGAAGCGTGTATTGCCGAATACGGTGCAGATACACAACGGTTGCAGATGGTAGAAGAAATGGCAGAGTTAACAGTTGAACTTTGTCATCTGGGAAGAGGTAGGTTTAATCAAGATAAAGTTGCTGAGGAAGTAGCAGATACCCTCGCGATGCTTGACCAAATGGATGTTATGTTTGATGTCGATAAAAATTGGAATTGTAAGGGGTGGGGGAATGACGATAGGGAAAGTCTTATATCTTCAATGGGTTATATCCAAATGTACCTTGCAGGGTATGTCGTCAAAAGTGATGAGAAAAAAATATTACAAGCTTTGTTTCCGGTATTACGGATAAGATTAATTTCTCTTCGTGAGACAATCGGAGTTGAGAAAGTTGAAGCCTGGCAGAAAAAGAAGCATGATCGGATGGTTGAGAGGTTGACCCGGTAAATAAAAAAATTAACGGGGGTGTGTGCTGTATGAAAAATATAATTGAGTTTAAAAATAACGAATTAGATAATTTTCAATCAAAGGTTCGTAAAGAATCAGATAGTTTAATCGCAAAAATTATTAAACAAGAATGCCCTCTTGAGGTAGGAGATAAAATAAAAGCTTTTTGTTTTAATTATAAAACAAAAATGGTTCAGGTGTCAAAAATAAGTTTGATGGCCTTTGATTCGTGGAGGCGTTCTGGCCATAAATACTCTTTTCGGTATGAAGGATTGCCGATACGGATAGACGGGGAAGTTGCGGAAAACAGAAATCCGGTCTGGTTTGAGTGGTTTGAAAAAAATGGAGTGGTTTATGGCGTTCCGGATTATCTATTAAGATACGAATATGGAGAAATTGGAGTTGAGAGGGTGACCCGGTGAAAATAAAAAAGGAAAAATTATATAAAGTTATTTGCCCTGTCTGTAAAACACCAAGGTTTGTTTCAAAAGCAATGCAAAGAGAAATTGAAAGGGGTAAGCAATCAGGCCGCTGTGTGCAATGCGGATATGATAGTATGAGAAATAATAATTATGAGAAAGATGGAAAATACGAAATAATTTGTCCTGTCTGTGGGAATCCAAGATCAGTATCGAAACAAACAAAACGAAGGTTTGATAGGGGCGTGACATCAGGCCGCTGTGCTTCGTGTGGAGTCCGTGCAGCAAAAGAAAGAAAAAGGATAGCTATAGAGGGTTATCTTGAAGAAGAAATATCAGCACCTCCTAATAAAAAAATGAATTGTTGCGGGTGTGAATTAACATCTATGGCCGAGCAAGTAGTCGATAATTTTCATTTTTTTCAAAAATGCGAATGGTTTTATCGGTGTAAGAATAGCTCAGAATGTTTGAATGCAGTCGCAATCGGAAAATGGTTAGGGTGGGTGGCTGATGGAAAGGGATTTAAGGAAAAGGAGCCTGAAGATATTCTTGATATAGTAAGAATGAATGAGGGATGTTGATATGTATGAAGCAAAAGAAACAGAGCGAAAAATATTGGTCAAAGCGCCGTATAATTATAATCAGGAAATTATTGATATACTTGATGCCGAAAGTGAAAAAGTTCGGAAAGGTATCCCAGTCGATCTTGAGGTTGCAATTGTGGTATGTAATTATCAATCAGACCTCAAAGAAATCAGGAAATGTAAAAAATGGTGGCGATTTTGGGGATAGAAACGGAGAATTGATTTTTTGATGGTTTTTTTTTCAAATGGTATAAGTGAGGAGGTAGAAGGGCAAAATGGATACTAATGAATTAAGAAAAGCAGCAAATTGTATATTTATCGCAACGGATGAAAAGACGGCTCAAGATATATCAGAAAGATTAAATGCGGTTGCGGATGAAATTGATATGCTCAGGGTTAAATTAAGCGCGGTTGAACGAAGCTTAGGTCGTGATGAGGATTATAGGGATATGGGTAGGTATCGGATTCGTCAACACGTAATAACAAGCGAGGGCATAGAAGGATGAAACGAAAAAAGAAAAGAACGCTGCGAGAGAAAAAGGCAGCGTTTCAGAATGAAAAAACAGAATTTGAAAAAAGTATAAAACAAAAGCGGAGAGAGGAGGAAGAGAAACGGAAAAAAAAGAAGCAAGCCCTAAATAAAGAGCTTGCTTCTTTTTAAAAATTTATAGCCGGGAGGCTTCTAACGCCTCCCGGCACAGATGATATTGACCGATAACATCCATACGTCTTGCGAGGCTGCCGCCTGCATGGGGCAGCCCATTTAAATGCGAAAACTGGTCATTGTATTTGACCATTGCCTTTTTAAGTTTTTGACGGTCAAGATCAGTCGCTTGTGAGCCAAAAGTTTTGGCCTCCGCCAAGGTTTTGAAGTTATATTTTGTCATTTATACCCCCTCTGCATCATAATATCATCATATTTTTTTATTTCTTTTTTATCAAGAAATAAGGGAAGCATATATTTTTGTGAAATCTTTTTTCCGTGAATATCAAAAGCTATGGTTCCCAGTCTAATCGTTTTTAGTTGTTTTAGATATGAAGGTATAGGTTTTATGCATTGAGTATTACCTAAAAAAACTTCTGTTTTTTTTAATTCCGGATGGAACATTTTATATCTCCTTTTAATTATAAAAAATATAAATATTTATTATAACCTTCTTTGAATTTAACAATTACCTGTGTGCGTGATTCAGTTTTAATGTTTTGAATATTAAGGATTTCGTCATAATTTTTAAATTTTTCTATGACGACATATTCAATATTGTCAGATTCGGGAAACATGCCCTTTGAGTTAAATATGATGTGTTCTCCCTTCCGAGGCATTCTGTCTATTTGTTTCATATGTTTCCTATCGCAGAGCAGCGTAACATAACGCTTCTCTGCATCTTTGTTGGTAATTGATCAAATCGAGCCTGCGTTCAAAGTTTTCGGGAGTGGCCGGCAATGTTTTAAGCCAGTCGTAATGATCATTTAAAAAAGATATTACATATTTGAGATATGCAATATCTTTTTTTGTTGCCTGCTTGCCGAATCGTTCAGCCTCGGCAGGCGTTTCAAATTTGAAATTCATAGGCTTATCTCTTCAACTTATTTTTTATCATTGCCATTTCCTGTTCGGAGGGCAGTGATGTTTTTCCATATTCGCCATAAATACGGGAAACTTTATACCATCCAGTTTTTGAATGATGATAATTGCCAGTGATTCCTATTCTGTCTATCAATTCACCTGTTTTTAGGAATCTGTAATCGCACAAGTTCCCTTTGATCCTTTTTTTATCCATTTCTTTTCCTTTCCCAGCAGTTTATTGACTTGCTGAGGTCTTGTGTTATATTAATTAAAATTAAACCAAAATTCTTCCTCAATAGCTTTGTAGGCCCATTCCTTGATGGTTTCAGATGTATCTGCTGGGAACTCAAGTTTTAGGTCAAGCGGATCACCTTCAAACCAGATATTTACAGTTTCAGGTTCAATTCCGGATTCTGTATCATAAAGTAATTCATAAACTTGTTCTAATTCTTCAATTTCTGTGATTTCTGTTTTCATTTTATTTGCTCCTTTGTTGGTTATTGTGAAATGGCAATTAAAAAATTGGCATAAAGCCTTCTGGTGTAAATTCGCCAGAAATAGGATCATTAAAATCTAAATACCCAGGATTTAGAACAGTCAGGATACTTTCTAACCATTCAACTGTAATTTTTTTAGGCCGAGAAAATTTTATTAAATCTTTTTTTGCTTTTTCAAGACCATTTTTTTGAGCATATTTATTCCCTGCTACTCTTATGATAGATAGAATGTCAGAATCGTTAATTCTACCATCGTTAATTAAGAAAATAGCCATTTCATCTATTTTATCAAAAGATAGTATTTCTTCATCTTTTTTATTCATCATTTTCTTTTCTCCTTTTTTGTGCGCCAGTCTCATTTTGGGTGTTTTTAATTTTCAATTGACCAAAAAAGTTTGCATGCTTCTTTGTATAATTTTCCACCATGATCGTATCTATAGTCGTAGCTATCATCTGCAATTGTTTGTCCTGAGCATTCATCGAAATTACCAAAATTATCCTCGAAAAATATATAGCCATTCTCCAGCCAAACGCTTTGGTTGTTTTTTAATTTTTTTTTCATTTTGTTGTTCCTTTTTTGTTGTGCGCCCCGGTTAAGGGGCGCATTGGTTATTTTTTATTTTGTTGCGAGTTCTTCCGCGAATGCGGCCTGTTTGCTATCCCAGGAATGAATAGTGAAAGCTGCAAAGCAAGTTGCGTTTAAAGCTGCATACGCTGCTTTATCGCCGTGGGTATTGAATATGTACGAGCCGGCGTCAGAAGCTGCATTTGAGGCGAAAAGAGCTGCCAAATAATTTTCTTCGCTTGGGTCTTTTGTCCATTTTTTCGCCGCCGTGATTGTTTTTTGTGGTCTGTTATCTCCTGGGTAGGCCACTTCAAAAATTTTGATAACTTTTTCAGCTGCGTTAATTGCGGTTTTTGTGTTGCGGATGCGTGTTTTTATTGTTTCCATGATTATCTCCTTTTTTTGCGCCCCGGTTGTCGTTGCGCTTTATTTATATACTGCTTAATGCGTGCCAGACTTTCGAAAAAGTAATAAAAAGTAATAAAATAAAGTGTATTTATAATAATATCAGGTAGTTTTTGGCAAAAATAAGTTTTAAATTAGTTTGGCAAAGGTTGCAATTGTTTGTCTTAAATAGACATTTTTGGCTGGTAGAATATAGAATAGGCAATAATATTAAATACTTATGAGTTATAGACATTTTCGCCGATTGGTTATTTTCGCCGATTGGTTATATTTTAAAGTAAAATAGACTTTTTGGCCGGTTTTTGGGTTGACTTTGAATTGGATGATTGATATGGGAGGAGATTATGAAGGGAAAAGAGCCTACAAAAAAACTACCGGCAATGACTGCAAGAGAGCGGCATAGGCAAAATTTGCTTGCATATTTAGGCGTTTGGGAAAACCCGTGGCCTAAAACTATAAAAGGGTTGGCAAAAATTGTCGGGATCAAAGAGGAAACACTCAGGTTTCATTTTTCTCGTGTTGAGATTAATGCAATATACTCTGATAGCCTGGAATTACGGAAAAAAAATTCATTTGCACAGCGCAAAAGTGTATATGATTCCATGCTGTGTGAAGCTGAAGATGGTAATGTTGCAGCGCAAAATGCATTTCTTGATCGGACAGAGGGAAAAGTCACAGATAAGGTCCAGCTTGGGTTTGATTCAGCAGCCTTGAATGTTATACTTTCAGCCTTGCCAGATGAATATGCGAAGGCTGTCAAGGCTCAACTATCTGAGATTATTAAGAAATAGGATCAAAGCCCAAGGATGTCGTAGAATCGACAATAAATAAAAACGAATAGTAGACTATGCCTGTTTTAACACAAAATAAATCACCTGAAGCGTTTGCAGCGATCCTGGCCTCAAAATGTGCGCCGGGAGTAATTGAGTCGTTTCAGAGAAGTGCCCAAAACTTAAAAAAAACAGAAAGGCTTATTGATTTCCTTGAAGTTGAAGGACGGGGGGCCTGGAAATCGGAACCACATTTAGAATATTTATGTGAGAAGTTAGAACAAGTTGCGGCGGGGAATATTCGTCGATTAATTGTTACAATGCCGCCTAGACATGGCAAGTCGATGGTATGTTCAAAGAAATTCCCTGCATGGTATTTAAGAAAATACCCTGATAATTATATAATGATTACATCGTACTCTGCTGATTTAGCGTTTGATTTTTCAAGAATTGCTCGAAATACAATAATGGATGAAAGAGAGTTTTTCCCGGAGACTATAATTAATCAAACTGCACGAGCTGTAAAACATTGGACTATAACTGGTAAGTTGGGAGGATTGATCGCCGCAGGTGTCGGCGGGCCGATAACAGGCAGGGGTGCAAATTGTGCAATTATAGACGATCCTTTTAAAAACTATGAAGAGGCAGCATCGGAAACAATACGGGAATCTGTTTGGCAGTGGTACAGGTCAACATTAAGAACCAGGTTAGCGCCTGGTGGAGCGATAATCTTAATTATGACGCGTTGGCATCAAGACGATTTAGCAGGAAGATTGTTAGAAGAAGCAAAGGGCGGCGGTGAGCAGTGGGAAAAGGTTGATTTTCCGGCTATAGCAGAGGAAGCAGATGTATTAGATCGGCAGCCTGGGGACAATTTGAGCCCTCGATTTCCTCTTGTAGAATTGGAAACAATAAAAAAAGCATTAGGAGCTTATTTGTTTTCAGCTCTCTACCAGCAAACACCACGGGCAAAAGAAGGTAATTATTATAAAACGCATTGGTTTGTTGACGCTGGAGATGTTGAAACGTTGCTTGAAAAATGGCGGGAAGATGGAGTTTTTATTCCTATTTATGCAGCAATGGATTTTGCGATAGGCGAAAAGCAGCAAAATGATTTTAATTCAATTACAATAGCAGCGATTACACCTGATTATGATTCGATACTCGTTGATCGAGTGAGTTTTAAGGATGATGCCGAGGGGATTGCAGATGAGATTATTAATGTCCAACAAAAATGGAAGCCCCTGGTGTTCGGATTTGAGGAAGGCCAGATAAGAAAGGCTATATGGCCTACGGTAATCCAAAAAATGAAACAGGCAAACATTACAATTAATTCAGAATTTTTAGTTCCGATTGGTGACAAAATGGCAAGGGGCCGTACAGGTCAAGGGCAGATGCGACAGGGCAAATGGTTGTTTCCTTTTCAGGCAGAGTGGTTTGACGAATTCCAAGAAGAAATGCTGGGTTTTCCAAATGCCACCCACGATGATGATCCTGACTCTTTTTCGCACCTTGCCAGACTTATATCTGATTCGGATAAAACTTTTGATCCGCTTGATTTAAATAAATGTAGAGTATAAGGAGAACAAATGATAGAGAAGAAAGCCGAAGAGCTCCAGAAACAGAAAAAAGCAGAAATATCAATTATAGTTTATCCACCTGAAACTCTAACTGGTAGTGAGCGAATGGAAGTCAAGCATCCTGAAAATTTGAATTTGACAATGGGAATGTTGCTTGACACTATACGATTAATGTACGAACAGCTTACACCACAAACAAAAAATGCAAAAACCGAATAACCGACACGCAAACCTAAAAAGAGGCACATCGACTTTATATTTTAAGGATAAAAATCCAGCCGAATATAGAATGCGCGGGGGGGTGTGCTTCCCGATGATGATACATTCAGGAGGCAGAACTGATATTCAGGGTTTTATTCTTATGTCGGGACAGAATATCAAGACAAAACAGGTAGTGATATTTGAACAAAGAGATTTTGTTGTTGTTGAACCAATATTGGGAGATAACCAATTAATAGAGTTCCCTGGTATTGAAACATGGCTGAATATGTGTTTTTCACGATATTTTGCAAGACAGTTTTTTTGGAATCAAGATTTTGAACTTGCCAAAAAGTATAGGCTTGAGATAATAAGAAGCCAGATGATAGAACCAAAACCAAGGATGATGGAAATCCTATGGACGGATGAGAAGGAAGCCATGTCTGTAATTTGGAAATACATCAAGCTTGGGATGATAGCGTGGGATGCAGGTTCAATATTGGATAGAGCGTTAGAGCAGGTAAAAAATGATGATAAAGATATGTTGCCTGCGGTATATGCTTTGGCGGTTTTATTGTCAGGTATTGAACGTTTTCCATATAAGGAGAGACCGGAATGATAAACAATGAAGGTTTGGAACAAGCAACAATAGAAAATATCCTTGAAACTGTACCAGCTGTAATTATTACTGACGAAATATCTGGAATAGATGAACCGGCCTTTCAAGAAGCCTTAAAAGCAATGCAATGCACTTCAGCTGATGTTGTAATTGCTCAAGAAAAAGTAAAACTTCCTTTTCATGGGATTCATACTAAAGTTTACTGGAAACGAAAGGGATAGATGGCAACCAACATTCCAACAGGTGAAACATCCGGTTTAGCATATTATTTGCGCCAAGATTTATTTTTTCACTGGCAAAGGGAACGGAAACAGCTTCTTGAAACAAAATGGCAAAAAAATATAGATGCTTTCAATTCCGTGACAACTGGATACTGGAAAAAAGACGAGGCAAAAGATTGGCGGTCTGATACGTTTATTGCGCTAAGTAAAGTTAAAGTTTTAGCTGCCTATTCAATAGTAATTGATATGCTTTTACAAGGTGGGAAAATTCCTTTTGCTTTGATCCCAAGCCCTTTAGATTTTATTAATTTAGATGATCTTCCGGAAGAGGAACGGCAACATACTATTGAAACAATTAGGGATATGACAAGCGTTATTCACCAACAACTTTGTGATTGCAATGCAGACAGGCAATTAATGAAACATGTTATGTCTGCTGCCATTTACGGAGAAACATATTCGAAATGGTACGTTCAAGAAATTAAGCGGACAGGATATAAGGAAGTTTCGTTTGCGCCAGAAGGATTGCAGGATGAACAAGGTCAATATACCCGATTTGAAACTTTTCATACCAGCCATAATTCACCAGCATGGAGTTATGTAAGCAATTGGGACATATTTCGTGATCTTGAAGCTGACAACTTACAGGCAGGGCAAGGTGTTTTTCAACGTCAGATGATATCACCATATGCGCTGCGTCAAAATAAAGGCAAGCCATTTTTTCTTTTTGATGCTATCAAAAAAGCGATCAAGGATGCAAAACTTCCTGGCCATACTGATGGTTCACAAGAAACGTCTACACTCCCACCAGGCTTAAGGGATATTACATATGGACATAATACTATTGAAAATCTTGAGTTTTGGGGCAGAGTTCCCCGGAAGGTAGCCGAAGATTTTGAAAAAAACTTGAAAAAGAAAAATTCTCTTGTTTCCGAGGTTCAAGTTGAAAATGATGGTGATGAAATTGAAATTATGGCGGTTTTAGCTGATAATGAAATTGTTAGATATGCACGCATTGAGCCAGGAAACAGGCCCTTCGATAGGGCTGTATGGGAAATTAAACTTGATCACATAGAAGCAACAGGTGTCCCTGATAATGTTGAGGATGAGCAAAAAGTGCTTGTTGGTATGGTCAGGGCATTTGAAGATAATAAAAAGCTTTCTGCTAATGTAATTTTAGCAACAAAAAAAGATATGCTTGCCCCAGGCGCCCTGGATAACGGTATTATGCCAGGTATGGAAATAGAAGTCGCAGAGGAGGTTGACGATGCGAGAAAAGCCGTGCAGCAAATTATTATTCAAGATGTGGGGCAAACACTTTTAGATGGCATTTCTTTGATGGAACGGTATGGTGATGAGGCAAGCCAAATCCCTAAGTTATCTCAAGGTTTTATCCCTGATAAAAAAAAACCTGATACGGCATTTGAGCTGGATCAGTTACTAACCAATGCGGGGAAATATATAGGCGGGGTGATCAAGAATCTTGATGAAGGGCTTATAGAATCGATTGTTGGAAAATTTTACAGATATAACATGGAAGACCCTGAACTTGAAAAAGGAAAGGGCAATTTTATAGCAAAAGCCTTAGGTTATACAAGTTTTCAAAATAAAATGCTAAAGTCTCAGAATTTACAACGATTTTTTAGCTTGCTTTTATCCAGTGAGGCGTTAACAGGTGAGGGCAAACTCAACGAAATATTAGCTGAAATAGCAAAAACACTTGATCTTGAACCGTCACAAGTTTTGAAGAGTGTAGAAGAAAAACAACGAGAATTTGAAGAGATGCAAAGTTCTCCAGACTTCCAGTTACAACAAGAAACAATTAAGTTGCAGCTTGAAAATCAACAGATGCAAAACGAAAAAATAGCGGCTGATATAGATAAGATTATGGCAGAAATTGAAAACATGGCTGAAGAGTTGAACCTTGAGCGCACAAAGGTTGCAAACGATGCGATTGCAAAAGAAAACGATGCGGTTATAAAAGAGAATGAACAAATATCCAAAATTCTTCAAGTTTGATAGTGAAGTTCACGAAATAGCTCAAGCAATGGAGCTTGCCGGAGCGCGATCTTTTATTAGGATAGCAAGCAGGCGAAGAGACGTGGAACGGAAAATGGTTGAAGATATTTCTTGTCAATTAAGTCAAGATGAAAAAGAACGAAAAATGGGGATAATTGGGTGCCTTAATTGGTTGATTGAGTTACCTGGAAAAACACAGGGGTTTTTAAATAAACTGCCTGATAATGTAAAAAACTAATAGAATTGGAACAGCATTATGAGAAGAGGAAGTCAAACAATTTTTGGAGATAAAAAATTTGCCCATAATCTATGCGGTTCCCTTGATACTACAACAGAACTTTTTGATACGGCAACATTAGGTTTTCAACATTTTGAAAATTATTGCACTGGCACACTCGCAGCATCTGGAACAATTTTGCCTGCAATAGAATAATTTTTAATAAGGAGGTAGCGGACATGCCGGACGATGAAATTTTAGAACAAGAAGTCGCAGAGCAGCCAGATAAAGAGATGGAAGAAGGTTTTGATCTTGGGGTTAAAGATGAAAGCATTCTGCCTGAAAGTGAAGAAACAAATCTTGCTATGGAAGAATCCACCGTGGAAGAATCCACTGGTGAAGAGGCGGTAGAGGAAGAACCGGAGAAGGAAGAAGCCCAAAAGCCTGTAATTGAAGAAAAAGAGATTACGGCAAAAGACAGGATAGATCAGCGTATAAAGGAGGCTGAAGTACCCGTAGTTGAGGAAACTCCGGTTAAAGAGGTTGAGACGCCTTTGCCTGTAAAACCAGTGGCTCCTCCAGTAAAACCAGTGATTTCGAAAATATTAACGAAAGAACAGGTTTCTGATCATCTTAATTCTTTTTCAGACGACAATTTACCGGAAAACTCTATTTTTATTGGAGACGTTGAGGTTGATCTTAGGGAATTTGCAAAAGAAGACCCTGAACAATTTGCCGCTGTTAAGGTTTTATCCAGTGCGATTGCTCAACAGGCAATAGACAAAGCATTGGAAAGTCGTGTACCAAGTACAAAAATTCAAGATCAACTTGATGAACAGCAGAGAACCATAAATAGTTTATTATGGTGGGATACAGTAACAGAAAAACATGCTGACGGCAAAAGGATTAAAGATGACCCAAAGTTTCATAAGTGGTTTGATACACAGCCTGAAAATATTCAACGCTTCGGGTATGCAGACGCAAGCCCGGAGGATGCAATTTTAATCCTGGATTTTTATAAAGAAGATATTGCGAAAAAAGATATAAAAAAACATGACGATTCAGCCCGGGACAAAAAGAAACAAACAGACGATTTGCATAAGAACACCATGCGAGTTAAAAATAATACAGGTGTTCAAGAGAATGGAATGGATATGGAAGATGCTGAGGCTGGGTTTAATGAAGGCTTGAAAGCTGAGTTATGAAAAATGAACAAAAAAATTATATTGTAATTAATACAAATTCTGAGTTACGATGCTCTAATCCTAATTGTAAAAAACTTTTAGGCAAAGGCATTCCAGGTACAATTGAAATTAAATGCCCCCGGTGTAAAACTTTATGCCGGTTTAAAAGTATTTAATTTTATATAAAAAAGAAGTCCATAAGAGACTCTAATCATTTATTTTTTTTGAGAGGAGGCTCTTATGCCTGCAAATGTAACAAGTTATGGTGATATCAGTCCGAGGACGGCTGGTTTCGCAAAAGCAAGACTGCTTAAAAGAGGTCAGCACCTTATGGTTGTTGAACGATTTGGGCAGGTTGACCCGCAACAGAAAAACAAAACTAAAACTTCTAAATGGCGTCGGTATAATTCTCTTGCTCGTGCTACTGCGCCGCTTGCCGAAGGTATCCCTCCGCAAGGCCAGAAATTGACGTATACAGACGTTAACGCCACCCTAGAACAGTATGGAGATGCGGTAAAAATTACCGATGTAATTGCCGATACACATGAAGACCCTGTTTTAAATGAAGCAATGGATTTGTGTGGAGAACAGTCAGCAGAAACCATTGAAGAATTAAGGATTAACGTCATAAAAGGCGGAACCAATGTATTCTATGCTGCTGGTGTGACAAGTCGTGCGCTGGTTAATTCTCCGCCCACCAGAGGTGATTTTAGGAAAATTTATCGGTATTTCAAGAAACATAAAGCAAGAGAAATATCTCAGATTGTTCGTGCATCGGCTGCTATCAGTACTGAGGCCGTAGCTCCAGCTTATTTTGCAATGGGGCATACTGATCTTGATGCGGATATTCGTAGTATATCCGGATTTCTTCCGTATGAATCATATTCAGATAGCACAAAAGCATTGCCTGGAGAAATCGGAAAAATTGAACGGACTCGAATTATCCTGACAGCAATGTTTGATCCGTGGGAAATTGCAGGTTTGTCGGGAACAACCTACTTGTCAGGCGGCGTGGAGGTGTCATCTAACGCAAAATGTGATGTTTACCCTTTGCTTATTGTTGCAAAAGATGCATACGGTATTGTTCCTCTTCAGGGGTTTAGCAGCGTCAAGCCTATGGTAGTAAACCCAGGTAGACCGACTAAGAGTGATATGCTTGGCCAGATCGGATTTGTTTCTTGGAAAACATACCAGACTGCAGCTATTCTTAACCAGGCGTGGATCGCCAGGCTGGAGTGTTCCGCGACTGCCTCCCCTGCGTAATATGGGTAAACTTAATAATAACTTTTTCTATTAAAGGAATAAAAAAATGAAAATAGGTGGACATTTTAATGGAACGGGAGCTGACGTTTTTATTTGTGTTGGCTTTGTGCCAGATTTTGTGAACATTATGAATCTGGAAGGGACTGTTGAATTAAAAATTCAATGGAACAAAATGATGATGGGGGCAGCGGAGGTTGTTGAGGGTATTGACACCCAAATAGAAGTCCCGACTGCGCTGACTAAAGGCAATGGAATCATGCCTTATTATGGCGGTGAAACGCTAACAGAAGCCATGCAGACATCCACGGGTTATGGTGAAGGTGTCTACCTGAAGCGGGATGATTGGGATTATCGCCATTATAGTGGTAATGTTAACCCGGGCGATGCTGTAGCTGTGGATATTGATACATGGACGCTTGACACTACGGCTGATTATACCGGTCATTTCAATGAAGATGTAAATGGTGACTATATCGGTGAGGGTAGCCGCATTTGTATTGACGGCAAGTGGTATACTATCGTTGCCCTTACTGCCGCCCAAGGTGAAGCTGCCGATGAGGTTACTCTGAGTAATACCGTACCATCCGGAAATGTATTGTCGATTTCTGGGAAGAGTGGATATAAGCCAATACCGGTTGGTCAAATGACTCCGGCAGGGTTTTCGATTTCAAATGCCACTATTAATGTAAATGATGCATTAATAAGTTTTGAGTGCGGGACATATGATATTTAAATGATTTTGAGCTACTAGAAAGCCTACTTTAAAAGGAATTTTATTATGGAAGAAAGCCAAGAGGTTAATCAGTCTCAAGAAGATATACCAACCCAAGAGCAGCAATTTTATTATACTAACGGTGGAGAGCCATACAAAAGCATGAAAATGGTAACTATGGCTATGGAACAAAAAAAGTTTGACCCAGAAGTGTATAAAGCCGTAAAAGCGCAGGGCCAGTCAGGATATTGCATTCAATTTTTAGATTTTGATATAGCTCCAGAATACCGGGGCTATTGGCAAGTTAAATTTAATGCAAAAACGACTCCCAACGATAGCGATGATGTCCAGTTGGTAGTCAACGGAGAAACACTTATAATGCAACGAGAAAAAAAGGTTATCCTCCCTGGCCGATTTTTAGAGAATGCAGATCACGCCACATATTTGCATTTCAGACAAGTGCCTCATCAACCTAGGAAAATTGTTGGGAAGATTAAAACATATCCGTATGAACGTATTCGTGCATCATCAAAGCAAGAATATGATCAGCAACGGGTAGATGGCACTCAAAAAACAAAACGTAATATTAAAAAGTACGGATATGACGTTGATCCAGAGGATATAAGCGATGAGTAGCAGGATATCAACAAAAGAATTAATAAAAAAATGTAAACGCTTTATTACCTCTGACTTTAAAGACCAAGTACTCGAATATTTGATCAAGGAAGCCATTATACAGGCTGATAGGGATTTGCATAATTGTGATAGTTTATATCCTTTGGCGTGGGACATTGTATTTTATGATGAATTCCGATGTAATGCCCCTGCTGAAATAAATGCTATCACTCAAGCTGATCCAGGAGTTTTTACCGCTGCATCATATGACTCAGAAATAACTGGGCATGGGTTCCATGATCATTCTACTATTCGGGATATAGTAACGCTCGATGGAATTGACGGCATGGAAAATCTTAATTTAAGGCAATTTCTTCTTGAGTATATTTCTCCTACAACTTTTTCTTTAAAAAGCCTCGACGGACAAACAAATATAAACACTACAAGTTATGGTGTATACAATAGCGGAGGCGCAATATATCATAGTGGGTTTGTTTTAAATACCGATACGATACTTGCTAATGTTGATAGCAAGTGGACTATTAAAAGTATCTTGCCCAATGTCACGTTTGATGGTTTCCCGTCAGAACCTATTACCGAACAAGTTGTCAGAAACAATCAAGTATGGCTTGACATAAGTTCATCCGGAAGACCTGTAAAGACGAGACAATGGCAGCATATGACAACCGATGCCGATACCAGTTATTATCTTTTCTGGTATCCGGTTGTAGATCAGGCGTATAACATAGGGCTTAATTACCAAAAAGAAGTCCCTGATATTTCTGTGTGGTCTGATTCTACTTATTCGTTTCATCTACCTGAAGCGCACGATGCGCTTTGGCATGGGGCTTTAGCAAATCTGGTTGGTACGAGTAAAAGGATACAACGTTCTAGCGGAAAAGATTTAGCATTAAATCTTGAAGTGTTAATGAGTAAAGTTTGGATAACAAAATGGGAAGAAGATAAAATAAGAATTAAAAAATTTAGTCGTAAATTGCTTGGTGGAAGTGGCGGCTTAGGTGGAATAACAGCGTAACATGGAAGGAAAGAGCAAATGGCAGCAGCGGGAATTTGTGTATGTAAAGTAACGCATCCAATTGGGGCCGAAAGGGCAAGCGAAATAACATGGGATTGGATATCCGGCACTGGTGGGGATGAAGGGGTCGTGTCAGAAGTTGGTGTATCACCAAAACTTTCAGGTTATGTTACAGCAATTCAGGTGTCCCCGGGGTTAAATGGCGATAGAACTACCGAGACCCCTACAGCCTCTTATGATATAGTTATCAATGATCAATATGGTGAAGATGTCGCGGAAGGTGAGTTAACTGATTGTAGCGCGTCTGTGGCTAAAACAATTTATGGAAATCCAAAAGTAAAAATTAAGTCAATGCTTACAATCGGGATTATAAATGCAGGTGATACAAAAAAAGGCCGTGTTATTGTTCATATATCACCAGAGGATGTATAAATGTCAGTTACCGTAGCGGATGTACAAGATTTAGTCATAGAGAATATTCCTTGGATTCCATCTTCAGGCTTAATAGCAAAAATAAACAATGCTGTCACAAAAATTGCCGGGGGGATTCGGATGCCTAATGGTATGATTTCTTCTCCGCTTCCTGAATTAATGAAAATCGATACGCTGACAACCACAACAGAGGCATGTGTTGCTCTTCCCTCTGACTATCAAAGAGCGGTGTTCCAAATTTCAAATAGCGATGGATATAAAATAGAATCTATAGAAGGTGTCGGATATTATGATTTTAGATTATTTTTAGAAGAAGTTGATAAAAAAGATTTAAGTGAAGCTGGAACGGTTAAAAATGCAGTTGTGCATGGAAATTTTTTATATTATCAAGGAATTCCAGCTATTAACGAAATATTAACTATTATGTTTTATAGAAAACCTATAAATGCCGTTGCAGGGATAGACGTTATTGACGGAATCCCTGAGCATTTAAGTCTTGATTTAATCGGAAATTATGTATCAAGCCAATTATTAAAAGATAAAAAAGAAGGGGAACACTATCTTGCAAAATTTTGGTTAGTTATGGATGATTTAATTTCTTATATTGATCAAATTAATATTACGCCAATATAAAAGGGAATATGAGTACTATATATATATCAAAAATTTTTGACAAAGTTTTTCAAGAAACTGGAGACCTTGGTTTTTTAAGGTCTAAAGCGGATATGCTTTCGTGGTTTAACGAAGGAGAGGCAGCTCTTGTTTCCTTAAAGCCGGATGCGTATGTAAAAACAGCTATTCAACGGTTAGAAGAAGGTACAAAACAAACAATCGCAGCCGATGGTATTATATTTCAAGATGCGCTTTGTAATATGGGAACTGACGGGTCTACACCGGGTAAAAATATTCGCATTATAAGTAAAGCGAATATGAATCGTTTCGCTCCTTTATGGCACGCAGAGACAGCCAACGCAGCTGTTGATGTTATTGTTTTTGATAAGCGTAACCCAAAAATTTTTTATACATCTCCACCGCAACCAGAAACAAATCCAGGATATCTAAAATATGAATACTCAGCGACTCCACCAAAAATAATTGTCACTGATGATAATTATAATGTCACTTTTACTGTTGGGGATGAACATGAACCGGCGTTGCTAAATTATATATTATTCAGAATTTACAGTGAAGACACTGGCCAAATATCCGATGCAGTTCAAAGGGCTGAAAAATACTGGTCATTATTTAGTGGAGTTAATATTACCAATAAAGAAAATGTTGAAAGCAGGAATGAACCAGTTTTAGTGGAGAATTAACAAATGGGACAAATATTTAGAAATGATTTTTCCACTACACTTACCGCTACAATAACCACAGCTAGCACTGCGCTTGCATTGACCGCAGCACCCTCACCAGCAATAGTTTTAACTGAAAGTGATGATTTTTTTAAGCTTACGCTTGTTGATGAAAACGGTAACCGTGAAATCGTTAAGTGTGTTGGGATATCAGGTCTTGATGTTACGATAGGCGTTGCCCTTGGCGTACCTTCTGTCGATGGCCGGGCACAGGAAAATACTACTGCAATACCTATTACGCATACGGATGATCATATTATTAGTATGCGGACAACCGCTGGTTTGTTTGAAACTATAATTGCTGCGATCAATACATTGCAAGCCAATACATCCGTTGCAACTATTGCTATGGCTGAGGAAGGAACGGATGACGTTCATCCCCTCTCCCCTCTGAAGGGACGTGTCATGGTTGATGGGTATGCGCCTTTGGCTACATTGGTGCAAGCACAAGGCGGAACAAACAATATAGCAAGGATGAGCCCTCTTCGCTCACGGCAATCGGCAGAGGCCGCATATGGAGGTATTTTTGAATCTGGAACAACTTGCATTTTTAAACAAAATACCGTGCCAACCGGATGGGTATTTTTAGCTGAAGACAATGATCGTGTTTTTATGGGAACAGATAGTTATACAGAAGGCGGTAGCACAGGCGGTAGTTGGACGTTGTCAGGAATTTCAGTTAATGGCCATGCATTAACTTTGCCTGAATCTCCACCTCATAAACATGGCATTGATGTAAGGTGGCATGACGTTGGGACTTCTGGCACAGTTCGAAATGCTGACTGGGGCGGAGCGGTTATGGATACCGAAACAAAGTCAGCTGGCGGTGGGCTTGCTCATTCACATGGTATAACTTTAGGAAATTCTTGGAGACCAGCATACGTGAAAGCTATAACAGCAAGGAGACTTTAATATGGAACATAAAAATATAAACTATGAGAATGCTTTTAACTGTAAAAATTGCCCCCAATGCAATACGTCAAAGGGGTGCCCTGCTTGGTTAGAAATGATCGAGGAAGACGATAAAGGGAATAAACGTATCATTAAAATGTGTGACAGAGTATATGAAAAATATTTCTGGATTAATGTAACAAAAGCCCTTGCAATCCTTACCGAAAATGTATCAAAAACAAATAATCTTTACACCGATGGTATTGTAGCAATAGGACATGCAATACAACAACATCAAAATCAACAGATACCGCAACATGATATAAAAATGGTTAGATAAATGCTTAAAGTAAGAAACAATTACAAAACAAAGCTGACAAAAAGCATTACAGCGTCAACTACAGAATTGCAGATTGATAGAGCACCTTCCCCTATTATGACGCTTTCAAATAGTGATGACCATTTTTTATTGATGTTAACTGATGAGGAAACCGGCGACTATGAAGTAATTAAATGTGTCGGGATAATAGGCAGGATAGTAACGGTCGGAATAACCTTAAACACTCCGAACATAAACGGGCGAGGGTATGATAATACAACAGCGCTTACAATTGATAAAGACGAAGATCATACATTACGCATGGTTGTGACTTCGAATGCGCTTGATGAGTTTTTAGCCAATTTAGCGGCTATAGATGCATCATTTCTTATTGCTTCCACTGCCGAGGCCGAAGCTGGCGTAAACGATGAACACGTCCTGTCATCCTTGAAGGGCGTAGAGATGTTTGAGGCTTATGCGCCTTTAGCATCTCAAATACAAGCTGAAACCGGAACCGATAATGTGTCGCGGATGTCGCCTTTAAGGGAGAAACAAGGCCTATATTCTTATCTTGGAGAAAATCTTCCGGTTGATACAGCCATGTTTTTCAAGCAAAACACGGTCCCGACAAATTGGGTCTTTGATTCTTCTTGCAACGACATGGTAATACTTAATACATCAACACAAAGTGAAGGCGGGAGCACAGGCGGTAGTTGGACGTTGTCAGGAATAAGCGTTAATGGTCATGCTGTAACATTGCCAGAATTTCCAAGCCACAAGCATGGCATTGATGTAAGATGGCACGTAGCTTCCACCGGGGGCACAGTTAGAAATGCTGATTGGGGTGGAACACATATGGATACTGAAACAAAGGCCGCAGGTGGAGGACTTGCGCATACACACAGTATGACTTTAGGGAATACTTGGAGACCAGCTTACAGTAAACTTATTTCTTGTAGATACCGTAATTTGATAAATGCTTTTATTTTTACAGTGCAAACAACGAGTACGAACGAAACTTTTTCTCTCCCCCTTGAGGCAAGCGGGACATATGATTTTACAATACGCTGGGGAGATGAAACAGACGATAGCATAACGATTTATAATCAAGCCGAGGTTACTCATACATATACCAATGCAGGAACATATGAGATTTCTATTAATGGGACAATTAATGGATGGCAGGTCAATTATTATTCAGATAAAGATAAGATTTATGAGATAAAGAATTGGGGGTGCCTGCAAATAGGAAATAATGGTTTTTATTTTTCTGGATGTTCAAATCTTACTATAACCGCTACAGATATATTATGCTTAGAAGGCACGACTACATTACTGGGCTTATTTACTAATTGTTCGGTGTTAACTATTTGCCCTTCAATGAATGATTGGGATGTAGGTAATGTGACAACTATTGAGTCAATGGTTATGTATGCTCCAATGTTTAATCAATTTATAGGGAATTGGGATACCAGTAGCATAGTAGATGCAAGGAGTGCGTTTAGAGGAGCGACTGCTTTTAATCAAAATATAAGCAACTGGGTTCTTGGGAATAATGTATATTTTACTTCTATGTTTAGAGATGCTTCAGCTTTTAACCAAAATTTAAGTGGTTGGGATACTGTCAGCGGTACATATGCAGCTCGTATGTTTTCTGGTGCGACTGCCTTTAACCAAAATATAGGAAGTTGGGATATAAGCAGCATGACAGATATGAGTAGTATGTTTTTAACTGTTACTCTTTCGACAGCAAATTATGATGCCCTATTGATCGGATGGGAAGCCCAGGCGGTTCACGACAACATATCTTTTGATGGTGGCAATTCAAAATACACAGGCGGCGGAGCAGCAGCGTCAGCAAGATTAGCCTTAGAAACAGACCATAACTGGACGATAATTGACGGCGGCATTGCATGAAAATAAAAATATCAGAATTTGGTGGTATGGCTCCTGGTACAGCCGGACATCTATTGCCCGCTAACGGTGCTCAAGATACCGAAAATATTAATTATGATAAAGGTGATCTCCGGGCATGGAAGATGCCGTTTTTAACAGCTTCTATTATAAGTACATATGATGCAACAGTACAATATTTATATGCTGATGCAAAACGAGTTATTTACAGTGGGCGGCTTTATTATTGCACAAGCGATACCCCTAACCCTGCGGGTGCATGGGATGATACTAAATGGACGTTAATTCCAATACAAAGTTTATTCAGATTTGAAGAAAATTCTAATTCTCACTGGATTGTTTCAGATAAGACACGCGATTATGTCCGATCATTGAACCCTTCAGATATATATGAACGGGTTTATCTCTCCGGAGAAAATGAATTGTGGGTATATTGCAATGATCTGGTATCCTCCCCTTTTGATCCTTGGGGAGATTATTACAAATTAGGAGTACCGGCACCAACTGCGGCGTGTGTGATAGATACTTATACAGGTGGCGGTTCTGATTACAGGGCCTGGTATTATACTTATGTAAACAAGTATGGAGAAGAAGGCTCTCCAAGTGATATTGTTGAGGTTACTGATTATCTTTCAGGGAATGTTACTCTTGATACTTTTACGGAACCGCCTGGAGAAAGGGCTTTAGAAAATGGTAGAATACGTTTATACAGAACAAATTCGTCAACTGCCGGGATAGCGGAATTTCAAAAAGTCAAAGATACAAATGTAAATGGGTTTACGTTTGCGACTGACTCCATAACAGATGATGTAGCATCAGATGACCTTGGGGAAGTGTGTCCTTCTGAGACATGGAGTGTTCCGCCTGATGACCTTGAAGGGTTAACGCTGTTTTCGTCTAACATAATGGTTGCATTTAAAGATAATATTCTCCATATGAGCGCACCTGGGTTTCCGCATGCTTGGCCGACTGAAAACCAATATCCAATAGCTTCGCTTATTAAGGGGATCAAAGTCTATGGCGCCATCATTTATGCCGTAACGGACGATTTATATTATTTTTTTTACGGCGATGACCCTGGGAATATGAGTAAGGATAATTCAGAAACAATGTATCCTTGTTCATCCAAAGCGAGTATGGCAACATGCAATGCGGGTGTACTTTTCGCGGGGAATGAAGGCTTAATGCTATTAAACGCAAGTGGTTGTAATAACATAACTCAAAACAGTGTTTATGGAGTTCAAGATTGGATTGATATGAATCCAACGACCATGAACGGTACGTTTTACAACGGAAAGTATTTTTTCTTTTATACAGATATAGATGGAAAAAGAAATGGAGCGCTGCTTGATATCGGGAGCGGAAATAAATTAACAAAACTCTCATTGTTTGCGTATGCCAGTTATTCCAATTACGGTGATGGCAAATTATATATGATACTTGCTGAAAATAATCGGTACGCCGCCGATGCCATGATGTATATCAAACAGTGGAATGCTGACCCATATAATTATTTGAGGCGATTATGGAAATCCAGAAAATATTTATTACCGAATGAAATGATATTTTCTGTAGGTCGTGTTTTTATAGACAGGCAATATCACCAAACAATTTTAGATACTGCTGAGGATGAAGACTATATTAAGGATTTAAACGCTCCTATTTTTGCCAGTGGAAATGTTTCCGGTGAAATCAATAGTGATAATATTACTGTTTTTGAAATTAATGGGGATAATTTATATTCTCCGTCCTTCATCCAAATAAACGCCAATGCTGACTTGGAAATATACATAGACTGCGAACTTGTCCACTCTGAGCCAATAATGAATAACAATATTTTTAAAATTTTAAAAAGCGCTAAAGGAAGTGAATTGGAAATGATAGCGTCTGGGTATATACCTATGTACACAATAGAGCTTGCAGGTTCCGCACAAGAAATGATAACATCATGACGATACCTAAAATCAAAGAACCCACCATGTCGGCTGATAATGTTGACATTAGAAAGATTTATGATATTTTGAGAAGCATTAAGAGGGCGGTGGAATGGCTAGATACGGAAATCAAGAGAGTGGAATCGCTGATTCCATAAAAATTATTCCATATGTTAAGCAGGACGGTATCCCCTCTTTTCGGGATTCTGAGATTGTTTATTTATGGGAAAAAGCTGTTCAAGAAAATCTTAATGAATTTATTCTGTTTGACATTGTCGAGAAAACTAAAACTTCTTTTTTGTATTATATGAAACATATAGATATTCAACTTTTTATAATTTTTTTTAAAGAAAAACTTGCCGGTTTTGTTTGGCTATCAGATACCTTTTCAAAAAAAGCAAATATACATGGAATTCTTTTTAAAGAATTTTGGGGTAAAAAGGCTATTAAAATAGGAAGTTTTGTGCTTAATTTTATTATAAATTTAAAGTTTAAGGATAAATTTTTATATGATGTGCTTGTTGGAATTATTCCTGCCGAAAATTTACCCGCTTGTTCTTTTGCGCCAAAGATAGGCATGCTTTATTCTGGGGAGATACCTTTTTTTTTATTTTCTGCTAAACAAAAAAAACAAATTCCAGCGCATTTTTTTTATTACGTCAGAGGTTCATAGGCTATGAAAATAACGACAAAAATTATATACAACATGGAAACATGGGATGTAATAGAAGAAGAATCTTTTGAGTATAATGGTGAAGTTAGCCTTTGTGGTGGCAGTGGTGGGTCATCGCAAAAAATAGATTATGAATATAATCGGCGGATGGCTGATCTGGCTGAACGCGAAACAACTATGTCAGAAAAATATTTTGATGCCTGGAACCTTAGCCCAAGAAGATTGGAAGAAGAAACTGCCGCTGCTAATATAGGTCTTTTGCCATTACAAACCAGAGAAGAAAGAGCCTCAATACCTCTTCGTGGAGAAACTGAAAGATTAGGCTTAAAACATCAGCAAGAATTAATGGAAAGCAGCGGAAGATTTTTAAGAGAACGTGCGCCAGTTCAAACAGAATTTTTCAAACAAGCATTAACCGGGGTTAACGTTGGCAAGCGTAAAGAAGAAGCTGTCGCAGGGGTTGAACATGCATATAGTCAAATGATGCCACAATATGAACAGAGTCTTGGAAGGCGCGGACTAACAGCCAGACCTGGAGATTTGCGTAAAATGTTATTTGATAAAGCTAAAGCAAAAGCCGGAGAATCAACTCATGCCGGGACAACTGCTGAAGCTGAAAACTTTGAAAGACTCAATCTTGCCACTGGTTTTAGGCAATAGGATATAAAAAAATGATAAAACCTTTTTATGATAGTCCTGACACCGATAGACTGAAAAGCCCGGCAACACAAGGATTAGGCAGAGCACGCGGTTTATTGGGGAGTATGCAAAGAAAGGAAAGCATACCTAAACCTCCAAAAACAGTAGCGGGGGGGGTATTGTCTGGGGTTGGCGGTGGTGAACTTGGGTGGACGGCTGGTAAAAGTATTGGAGAAATAATACTGGCATCTAAAACCGCAACAGAAACAGCGGTAGGAGCAGGCACAGCCGGAGCTGCTGGTGCAGGAACAGCCGGAGCAGCAGGGACAGCGGTAGGAGCAGAAACATCTGGGGCTATCGGAGCAGGGTCGGCAGTCGGAGCCAGCGCGGCTGGGGCAACTGGAACAGCAGCAGGAGCAGGAACAGCAATCGGAGTAGGTACAGCCGGAAGTGGGGTAGCAGCAGGGACAGGGACAGCAGCGGGAGCCGGTGCAATGGGAGCAGCGGGGGCAGGGGCATCCAGCGGTAGTTTAGCCGGGCCAATTGGAGCGGCTCTCGGTATAGGGGCAGGGCTTGCAATGTATTATTTGTAAAGAAAAGGTGAAAGATGGATAGATGGGGTAGACCAGAGGTTAGAGACTTCATAGGAGTTTCCAATATTGTTAGAGGTATTGGTAATGATGTAAGGACATCAAGAGAGAACAAGCAAGCAACAGAATTAACCCAAAAATTTTTAAAAGACCCTAATGCCGATGTTAACCAAGCAGCATTAGGGTACTCACCTAAAGCCATAAAATCAGCAACAGGGGCGGCAGCAGGATTAAGCAATATCCAGGAAACGAGAAGAACTCTTGCTCAACAAGGCCAACAAAGAAATGTTGACAATCAACTTGCAAGCATGTCTGTTGAAGATTTATCGCAAATAGGCCCTAAAGAATTTGGCCAGTTTGGTGATAACGCTTTTCATGCAAGGCAAACGGCGGCTACACTTCTTAATGATTATTCACAAATACCTGAAATAAAAGAAAGGATAAAAACTGGTAAAGTCAAGGAGTCTGCGGGGAAACATTCTGATTTCATTAAATTTTATAACAACATTGAGTCTGCTGTTAAAATAGGAGATGATAACAAAGCCTTGCAATTATTTTCAGCATTAACGGATCAATCACCTACTCCATATAGAACCGGAGAAATTAAGAACGGCAAAATAGAAGTTTTTATGATTGAGGATGGAGAAAAGCAAGAATCTACTTGGATTTCTCCGCAAGAAGCTCTTGGAGAATTGTCAAAATTTAAAGATACAAAAAATTTTGTTGTTCAATCAATGCATGCGGCCGATGTAGCGAAACAATTAAACATGGAATCCGCCTTAAACCCAATAGTATTTGTTAATCCAAAAACAAATAAAAGAATTAATGTTATTCGTAGTTTAAGAACAGACACTAATAATGTTGGTTATGAAATTTTTGATGACAATGGTAGGTTGGTAGATGTAACGGAAGACCCAAAGTATTTCACAAAACATGGCTTTAAAAAAGCAGTAGCGGCAGGTAAACCTATGACTGCGGCTCAAGCGGCAAAACAAGGGCTTGCTGAACGGAAATATGCCAGGGAAGGCACATATACTACGCCAAAACAAAAATCTGATTTTAACGCAAAGGCATTGAAGCTTACGCAAGAAAATTTAGCTATAGGTGAGTCTATGACGCAAGAAGCTCTTTGGAAAACATATGGGCAACTACATGGGCTTGATGTAATCCCAGGGATAGGAGCTAAAACAGGGCAATTTTTGCTAGGAAAGGGTAACAAAAGGTACAACCAGTATGGGCAGGAATTGAAGCCGGCAGGCGGCGCAAAAAAAGGGGAATCTGGTCTGGCTACCAAAAATAGAATTAAACCAGGAGCTGGCGCAAAAACAAAAAAACCGCAAATAGGATTAACTCCAAAAAAAAAACAGCAAGTATTCCAACGGTCAAAAATAACTGGTGATCCCAATAAGCCTGTTTTTGATACAAAAGATATTGCAAAGGCTGCTAAGGCTATATTTAAAGTTGGCATGAAAGCGAGTGACCTCGCCGATGCAGCGCGAGCGTATTTAATAAAAACAAAAAATAAAGTAACCGATGCTGCGGTTAATCAAATAGTTAAAGCTGCAAAAGCGATGACTGCATCTCAGGCAAAAGCCAGAAAACAATCATTCGGGCAATAAAATATGACACAAGAAACATACAATCCTGATGAATGGGGAGTAGCGTCTTCGAATAAACAAAAACTTCCACTTGCGGATAGAAATAATAATCCTGGCAATTTAAGGTATGCTAACCAAAAAAAGGCATCAAAAGGAGAAAGTGGATTTGCTCGTTTTGATGCTCCTGTGGAGGGGTTTAACGCCCTAAAAGATCAAGTTGTCCTTGACTCTTCAAGAGGCCATACCCTTGGGAGTTTTATCAAAAAATATGCACCCCCTTCTGAAAACAATACTGCAAACTATCTTTTATTTATAGAAAAAGAACTCGGCGCTAAGGCAGATACGCTACTTTCTACTCTTGGTGTAAATAAAATTTCTAATGCGATTGCTAAGTTCGAAGGCGGGACGAAATTAGGCAAACAGCCAGAAAAAATGGAAACATACAATCCCGATGAATGGAGCGCAGAACCACAGGATAAGACAGAAGCAGGCACTTATAATCCTGATGAATGGAGTTCGGAGCCTATTGGTAGCGTGGGGAAACCTGAGCTTGAACCCAAAAGTACTTTAAATGTTTTTGCAGAAGGTATTAGCAGATTACCAAAAAACTTGGCTAAAGAAACAATCGGGCTATTCCAAGGCGCAAAGGGTGCAAGCGTTGTTGATCAAGGATTTCTCGATAAGTGGTATAATAAAGTAGAGGCCGAGAACACTGCCTTAAGCGAAGAAGCTAAAGCTGGTGGAGGTAAATTTATACCTGGTGTATCAGATGAAGCTGTCAGCAGTGCGCTTTCAAGCTTACCCTATACAGGTTTGGCAATGGCCGGTGCTACTGCCGGAGCCGCGGCTACTTCTCCAATCCCTATACCTGGGGCAAGGGTAGCAGGCGGTCTGGTCGGATCGCATCTTGCTACAAATAGGGTAACAGCCTATGCCGCTATGAACCGGAATCTTAAACGCCTAAATGATTTAAATATACAAACAACAGGCGAACCCATAACAATAGAACAGGAAAATGAATTTAAAGAGGTCTACGGTTCTGAAATTGGGAAAATAGCTGATTGGGAATCTATTCCAGAAGCTGCGAGCGCAGTAATTGAATTAGCCATCTATGGAATAGGTGCAAAATTACCTGCACCCATTCGGGAAAAAGCTGGAAAATTAGTAGCCAGTTTAATCAAAAATAAGGTTGCAAAAGGTGTCGCGGGCAATGCAACCAAATTACTTGGTACCCTTATATCTGAAACAGCAGAAGAAGTCGTCAGCAATATTGGCGGGGGTAATGTTGAGGCGGGGATATGGGGAGATAAACAGCAGGAATGGGATGTCCCCACAGTATTAAAAACAGCTAAAGAGGTAGCTCCAACCGTTGCTGTAACAGCAGGTCTTGTGCATGGTGCTGGAACAATCGCTGGTAAACTTTCCAAAAAAGAAAAATCAGGAGATCAGCCAAAAGATCAAAAAGTTTTTGCAGACCAACTGAATGTCTTATCGGACGAACTTTTAAAATCAAATAATAAACTTGCCGACATAAGCACAGCGGTTGGTCTGCATTCTCAACTGGCCGGAGAACCTGAAAAACAGGCTGCTCTTGACGAGGTAATTACACAGACGGTAAACCAAGGATTACAAGACGGTACGTTAAGTTCAGACAATTTGTCTGAAATAACAAAACGATTATCTGACGATGAACCACTGGTTATGACTTTAAATTCTTTAGTAAAACCGGATAAGGTTGTCAAAGAATCTGATAAGGTTGTCAAAGAACTTAATAAAGTTGTAAAAGAACCATTAAAAAAGGAATCAAAAAAAACAGGTGCAGAGGTTATCCTTGAAAGAATCAAAAAAGATAAAGGTGTTTTAAAAGAGAAAAAGCCAACTAATGCAGAACGACACCAAAAAAGAATTAAAGCCGCCGGTGAAATAGAGAGACCGTCTGAGATCATCAAAGAAAAATATCCGGATGGCCAGACAGTAACGATGCAAGAAATAGAGAATCTGCTTCAACAAAAAAAAATTACAGGGGAGAAAGATAACGCCAGAATCGAAGAGCTGTCAAAAGGCACACTCCAAATGCCTATTGATATTGATATTGCAAAGGGAGAACTGCAAGATAAATATAAAATAGATAAAGCTTTTAATGTTATCGAGACTGCTACGGAAAAACTAGGCGGTAAGCTTGCTATAAATATTGTCGATAAAAATGGCAGACCAATAGCTCCTGCCGGGATACGAGAGCTTTCTTTAGGGGAAAAAAGAAATCGAGCTGCTGAATATATGGAAGATGGGATTAAGAAACAAATTGAAAATAAAAAAGTGTTTAATGATGAAGAAGATTCTTTTAAGGATTGGAAGAAAAAAGCAAAAGATAAATATTGGAGTGTAGGTCTTTCAGAAGACGAAATATTTGAACAATGGCGTCAGACTGCTAACAGATTGAGACCCAAGGTTATGATTATGTCTGATAAGCCAATTATACGAACAGAAGGACAGCGTACTCTCGAACAAATAGAAAAAGAAATAACCGATAGATGGAAGAAAGCCAAAACTCTTCCTCCCGGTAAAAAGAAATCTCAGATAGCCAATGAAATTACCGCCCTTAATGCTGAAATGGAAAAAACCATGATGGCGGCTGAAGGTGAACCACGTGGTGAACGTGTTGCTCCGGAGCGGGGACGTGTTGAGAAGGCTCTTAAGATACCAAAAGAAAAAGCTGTCGAAAAAATAAAAGATATTGAAACAGAAGAAATACCTATCGGGAAAATAAAATTGTCTAAGGATGTTCCGCAATTTAAAGAAGGTGCGGATGCAAAGGGCATTGTAGAACCGCTGAAAGGCAGATATGAAAGAATTGGTACTCCACCTGTAGTTTTATGGGAAAGAAAAAATGGTGATTTAGAATTAATCACAGGCAGGCATAGATTTGATCTTGCTCAAAAACAAGGTGAAAAAACAATTCCGGCACAAACCATAAAGGAAACTGATGGTTTTACAAAAGAACAAGCAGCTATTTTTGATGCTGAATCCAATATAAGAGATGAAAAAGGGAGCGTGAGGGATTATGCCACGTATTTCAGAGAAACGGAGATCACGGAAAAACAAGCATCCAGGAGAGGACTTTTATCGAGGGTTAAAGGGCAAGATGGATTCATTATTGGAAGGCATGCCTCAAATGACCTCTATGCAATCTACAGAAACAAAGAGCTTGTCGAAAACAAAATAGTAGCGATCGCCAAAGCAGTGCCTACCAATAAAGACCTCCAAAGTGTAGGTGCGAAATATGCGTTTACGCATTCAGCTTATGAAACAGCAAATTATCTTCAAGCTGTTAAAACGATAACGTCTAAAGCTACAGGCGCTCAAATAAGTTTGTTCGGAGAAAATGAAAGCTGGCAAATTGAAGCTGATAAAATGGCAAACGTGGCCTCTAAGATGGGGCGGGCATTAAAACAAGAACGCACATTATTAAAATCTGCCAGCAAATTAGATAAAGCCAAACACAAAGAATTTCTTGATAAATATGGTATTAAGCCAGGCGACACACAAGCCATTAATAACAAAATTTTAGAACTTGATGAAAAAATAGGGAAACTCGACAACTGGGCAGCGCATTCAGATGTTGTTGTGGACATAAAAAAACAAGCAGGGATTGAATATGAAAAAGCAACCGAGGACAAAACCACAAAAGTATCCGAGCCAACCGGAGGGGCTGGTCTCACCGAAAAGAAAACTGGTAAACCAAAATGGCCGAAAGTCGTATCCAATAGAAGAAGAAGGTATCTTTCACATACAACTCATATAAAAAACAATGGTGACGCGGCTGCTTTTGCTGATTACAATTTATCTGGTTTCCCGCAAGAAAGGCTTGTTGCCCTGCTTTTAGGGGAAGGCGGGGAGATATTAGGCGCTCATAGATTTAGTGTTGGCACGGCAAATCAATCGGTTGTCAGTTTAGGGATATTAGCAGGACAGGCTTTAAATACCAAAGGTGTTAAAGAGGTGATTCTTGTTCATAATCACCCGGGTGGCGGGGCAATGCTTTCAGACGCCGATGTAAACACAGCCAATGCATTTCGCAATCTTTTAGCGGAAACAAAGATTAATGCCGGTACTATTATCGCTGCGGGAGAAGGGAGTTACAGCGCAAATAATAAGATTGTACATAGAACGCCAATAATCAAGGAAGCTACGGTCAGAGTTCCAATGATGGTTAGGCGGTTCAAAACCCGTGGTGAGAATTTAACTGTTATCACGGATGATAGAAGCGCAAGGAAGTCTGGAAAAAAACTTATACCGAAGGGCGGTCTAATGTTTCTGAATGGCGCAAACGCTGTTGTGGGAACTATGAGAATTGATAGTTATTTAAAACTAAGGGGTAACTACGCAACCAAGATTTTAAAACAGGCTGAAAAAATAAATGCCACGACCATGATCGCTTTCAACCCCACTAAAAATAGTGAGAAGATAGGCGTAAATAATTTAAAAAAATTTGCCAACGCATCGCATTTAGGGTTGCTTGATGTTATTGATAGAAAAGGTTCTCTTCACAGTATTGACGCCATGCCTACGGAAAGCAGCTCGATTTATTACGAAACATCCAAAACCGCCAAAACAAAAGGCCGGCCATTAACAAACGAAGATATAAGCAAAACCTTTGCCAAAATGGAAAATGTCACTACCGGCCAGGACAAGGCAAATAATTTCTGGTTCAGGTTTAAAGGCTTCCCGAAATTCACGATTCTTGAAGTAGACTCAATCAATGACCGAATCGGGCTTACAGATAAAAGGCTAAAAACAGGTGCCTTTTTACGTGAATCAAAACAAATTTGGTTTAAGACCGGAGGTGTGGGCGCAAAGGCTGATATAGGAACGCTGCATCACGAGAACTGGCATTTGTTCAAGAAGATGGGTGTTATATCAAAGCCAGATTTAAGAGCTGTTAAGCGAGCAATCAGGCGCAGTGGCAATTTGGGTATTATCACAGAAGAAACAGAAGCTTCATGGATAAGCGAAGCCGCAAAAAGCAGGGAGTATACCAGGAATTCTGTTATAGGCCGTATCTTACAAAAAATCGGTGATTTCCTTGACGCTATGGCCAACCTGGTTACGACTACCAGCCGGGGCGTTATGCGTAAGATGGAAAGCGGGAAGATGGTTACGCAAGATGCTGATGTTGGGCATATGGCCTTATCTCCTGCTATGGCTTTTGAAACAATGGCAAAAGAATTTGGAGTATCGCCAGAGCAACTTCAAAAAGAATTTGAAGAAACAAAAGCGAAACACAAAGGTACAGATCAATGGATGAAAGCTCCAAATGGGGAGCCGTCAAACCTTAAAGAACATGCCTGGGTTATGGCACAAACACCAAGGTTTAAGGAATGGTTTGGTGGCAGCAAGGTTGTTGATGAAAACGGGGAACCTCTGGTTGTTTATCATGGAACAAGTGGTAATTTTTCAGTATTTGACAAGTCATTATTGGGTGACAATACGCAAGACTGGGCAAGTGCTAAATGGGGGTTTGCGTTCACCCCTGACGAAGGGTATGCAAAGGGATATTCCAGCGCATATGACAGGAACAAAGATGATCCAACATTAATATCTGCATATTTATCCATAAAAAACCCCTTAAAAATGGAATTGTATAAGGAATATTCACCCATTGCTAAAAATGAAAAAGTTGCTGCAAAAACAAAAAAGGATGCTATCACTAATGAGCATGACGGAATAATTATATATTATAATGACCATGTTACGGGTAAATATAAGGAGTACGAAATATTTGCCTTCAACCCAACCCAAATAAAATCAATCTACAATACCGGAGCTTTTTCTCAAACCTATCCTGACATCCGGTATGAAACAGCAGAAACAAAAGACGTAAACCTATCAGAAGAAATAGAAGAAGAGGACACAGCCTTTCAGCAAGCTATTGATCTGATTTCAACGCATTGGGGCAAGCAAGGCAAGTATACTAATGAACGTAAAAAACTGACTTTTCTTGAGCATCACCTCGGAACCACCATGTACAACGCCAAGCGTATAGGCGGCTGGTATAATAGATTTTATAATGTAATCCGGAATCTGGGCCAGTATAAATTCGAGCAGCAAAACCGGCTTAGAGGTGAGGGCGATGCTTCATTGTTTGCACCGCTTGAGACATTTTCCAAGAAAAACAAAACAGAATACCGTAAATTAAAAAAATACCTGGTCAACAAGGATATCCACGCTGAAGGATACAAAGTCAGGCCAACGTTAGAAGAGGGCGCATTATATGAAGGTGCATATGATATAATTAACGAGAAAGGCACGGTCATTGATACCCAGACAACTGAAGATGAAGCCTTTAATGAAGTGTGGGAGATGGAGGCCGATGCAACCGATTTTACGGATGCCGGGAAAGAGGCATTACTTAATTTCCGGAAAATGACCCGCAACCTGTACAAGCACTATGCTAAGGGTATGAATGAGATTATTGAAATGGCGCGGTTGTCCGGACAACCTCCGCCGAAAGTTACCACCATAGTAGGCGGCAAGCCGGTTAAAATTAGTCTCAGACAAGCTATTCAGGATATGGGCGACAGGCAGGGCTATTATTTTCCAAGAATCAGGGAATCAGGAGAATGGAAAATTGAAGGCCGGAAAGAAGGCATGCCAGCTAAATCAAAATTCTTTGCGTCAAAAGCGTTATCAAAAGGGTATGCTCAGAAATTAAGGCGACAAGGTTATAAGGTTGAATCAACTCATTCAGGGGCTTTCTCAGAAGACCTGTTCCAAACGCTGGCGCCACTTCTTGCTCAAGAACAAGTGGTTAATAGCGTAATCGACAGAGTATCTAAAAACGAAGATTTCGACGCTGTATATGCTGATATGTTCGCCAAGCAATATGCTGAGATGTTAAAGTCTCATGGTTCAAGAGCAAGGATGATTGGCCGGTCAGATGCTATCGGGATTGATGTAAAACGAGGATATGAAACTGACCCGGTTAAAGCTATTGCGATTGCCACGGAAGCGGCTGCTGGCGGGTATGCCAAACAACTAATTGCGATTAATGCTATGAAAGCAATTACTGGGCGTGATTTATCCTGGGAAGAATATCAGAAAGACAATCCAGGTAAAAAACATGAAGATTATTTAAAGGACATTCGTAAACGGGGTGCCGATGCCTCAAGACAACAGACTGAATATAAAGAAGCTACTGAAACACTGCAGGATATATTAAAGAATCAGGAGCTTGCAGACAGGATTGTCGGGACCCTAAAAGGGATGGCTGTCGTCTGGTATTTAGGCGCACGGGTAAGTTCCGCTGCTGTGAATTTAACAAATATGGTTATTGGTGTGCCGGCCACGATGGTTGGAGAATTGTCAGACAAGGCCAGTAAGATTTCTTTCAGACAAGCCTTTAAGCATATTTGGAATGCTGGAATCGCATACGGAAAATTCAGAGCGGGAAAATTAAAAAATATTGGTCAGGCTGATTTATTTCAAGAAATAGAAAAGCGTGGGTGGGACGCTCCGCAGTTCAACATGGAAGCGTTAAATGCCCTCCAGAACAAATACGGTAAAGCCTGGGGACAAGTTATAGACAAATCTATGTGGATGTTCGGGGTAACAGAGAAGATCAACAGAGCAACCACTATAGGCGCAAATTACATGGCCTTATGTAAAAAGAATAATGTCCGGCTACGAGATACTTCCGGCAAACTTAATGAAAAATTGTTGCTGAAAGCCAGAAATGCTTCTGATGTCGCCCACGGGGTATATGAAAAAGGAAACCGACCGTACCATATGAGGGGTGAACATATTGGAGCAAGAGTTTTACAGATGGCTTACGTGTTCCAAACATTCACCCACAATTACCTGCAAGAAATGATAAGACTTGGGCTTGTTAAAAAGCAATATGGAGCAGCGGCATACATGGCCTTATCTGGAGGGGTAATCGGTGGTCTTGGTGCTACCGTCCCGATCGGGATTGCGAAGGCCATTGCAGCTTTATTTGATGCTGACGATCCAGAAGAAGAAATGATCAAGTGGGCGGAGGATGCATTTGGCGGCGGTA